AGGGTCAACCCCAATTGAATTAGCAATATACCCAAGAGCAAGGTCATGGTTTTCTTCGTCCTTTACGTTTGATTCTAATAGTGTTCTAGCACTGTTGGGAACGTCCTTTTCAAGACCTTCCTGAATGAAGGTACCAACTGGTAACTCCATATGACGTATTGCGAGAGCACGGTAGATGGTCTCTTCGGCTCCATATTTTAATTCTCCGGCGGTGGTTTGGACGGGAGTCCACTTTCGTTTTCTCCCGAGTAGTTTTTCATAAGGGTCTTTCTTCATTATTCTTGACAGTCACAGGTTACTGGCTCAGATTCACTGAGAATATCCTGTAAGTAATCATCAACGTCAGCTTGATCTAATGCTGCATACGCATCTGTCTTATCCTGTACATTTCCCATCACTTGCAGGCTGTAGTAAAGGGAAGTCTGGGGTGAATCCAACCACTCTTCTACAAACTCACGATCATAGGTCACTACATCTGACCAAGAATTAAATGAGTATCCGTGAAGAAGTCCCGTTTTATTTAACATCGTCACGATGCCGTCTGCTACACGCTTGTATGCGTCCCAGCCGACTTCGCTGGCAATTTCTACGTTGCCATAATCATAGTGTTGTACACCAAATGTACCACTATCTCTATCCACAGAAGTAGATATTGGGGGTGCTATTTCAGGCGTACATGTGTACCCATCTAAATCTTTGCTCTTATATGAGCACGAAGCAGTAGGCGCAATAGCAAACGCCCGCTCCATATTGTTATCTCTAGCTATATTAGCTGCTAACTGGACACCTTTATAGAGTTCAGTAGCGATAGCCCCAGCTGTACCAGTAGGAGGCTCACCAGAATTGACATTATCTAGTGCCTCTCCAAATTGTTCATAGGTAACATGGTATCTTCTTAAAAGATTAGCTAAACCGAGGAGACCAAGGCCGACCTGTCTGTCGGTATCACTTGGCAAATATTCTCCAGTTGCTCCAACACCTGTCCTACCATGGAGCTCGCACAACTCGGACATACCTTTACTGAAAGCCTCTGTGAGTGATCCGATTTCACAGGCACCGAGACTGACATGTTGTAACAAGCAAGTTCCGCGTGAGGGCAGGTAAACCTCAAGACAGACGTTCCCATAGATTCGTTCTCCTTTGTCATTGTGTTTTATTTTATTTAGCCAGATATCTCCTGACTTAATTCCATACAATAAGGCGTCTTTTACTTGATCAGATGTACTTTCCCATTTTCCCTGATCAATATCGACGCACCTCTTGACCCAGGGGAGTTCTTCTCTTGGAGTTGTAATAAAATCAAGGATATCGGCATGGTCAAGATCAAGATGCAGTACAACAGCACCGTTTTTATAGATACCGCCTCTTCTAAGTGTTTCATTTAAGGTTGAGTAGATTTTTCCGAAGGATACTGGGCCAGAAGCTGTAAGACCTTTGCCGTTTTCACTTCCTTTGGGTCTGAGCTTAGATAAATGGACAGCAACGCCTGCTCCAAATCTGAGTCCGTGGCTGACGTATCTCCATGATTTTTCGATTCCATTTTCTCCCTCCATTGAGTCCTCTACAACAAAAACTGTACAGCTCACGGGGAGTCTTGATTCAGGATTATCCAACCATGATTGGACCCGCCCTGTGCGAGATATAAGTTCTGCAGTCATTTCAAAATAAATCAGATAGATCAGGTGGTTTATAATCAGGTCCTTTTAGAACCTTTCCATCTTCTCGATATATTGGTTTACCGTCCTTATCGAGTTTGGACATATTACTAAGGTGTACTCTGTTTAATGCTTCATCTAGAAACCATCCCATATTCTCAGCGTATTGATAGCATACATAAACTAGATCAGCAAGTTCTTTTAGTGCATGTTCTTGGTGGTTTCTACCGTGCATGAATAGCATACCTTCAGCTTCAAGAAATTCTTTGAATTCCTCTTGTATTAAATTCTTCTGGTAAGTTCGAGCTGACCTATGAGGTTTATTCCGTAGATTGTATTGGGTACGGAATGCCTTGGCTTGCTCTGAAATAAACGTCTTTTTCATACTCAAGTTCATTCTCTAAGTAGTGGATTGCTTTTTCTAAATCTTGTATCTTACTATCTTTGTAACCTGCTCTGCAGACATACTTAATAGCATTACCAAGGTGGAAGTTTAATTGTTGGTCTCTAATAAAATGCCAAACATCGATAGTTCCTCGTTGATAGTAGGTGGGACCTTTGGCCATTTTTCAACTAAATTTGTTATTGAATTAGATAATAAATAATTTTGATGCTGTAGTGCTACAAAAACAGTAGCGAGATCTTCAAATTTTACCTCCCCTTCTTTAAGCCGCAACTCCAGTTTTTTCATTTGAAACTCTTGTTCCATAGTTAACTCTGTAATCGGAGCTGGGAGACCATAATATTGGCCGCTTTTTTTTGAAGTCATAATCGTCTGATGTTAAGATCCTTGCTAAACGTGCGTTAATTAGTGCATCTTCCTCAGAAAGATCTTTCTCAGCGTAAGCTTCGACTACTGCTTTCCAAGTATATCCTTTTTCTTTGAATAAGTTTTCTGCTCTTTTAACTCCAATTCCAGGGACGCCGCCATATCCATCAGTTTGATCTCCAGAAATCGACTGGATAAGATGCCAAGCAGCTCCGCTCTCGGGAGTGATTGTGAAAGTTTCTTCAAAATTGTAAAGTTGTCCTGGTATTTGCCTCATATCCTTATCAGGTGAGGCTATTATATTACCTGGGTATTTGGTGGCATAAATTCCCATCGCATCATCGGCTTCTAAGCCAGGTTTCATTATAACCTTATACTCTTTTCGGAGAGCATTGATGACACGTTTAAAGCCGCAAGGCTTTTTACGATTGCGATGACCTTTATATGCTGGTAAAATTTCTTTCCTAAAATTTACACTGTCTGTAAAGAACAGTATTATAGAAGAGAATGACCCAAGTTTGTTCTCAAGTTTGGTAAGTTCTCTCTTTGTGGCGTTGTATGCATCGCTAAAATTAGAAGTGACAAGAATGACATCATTGCCAAAATCCACTTCACTTTCTGCTGCCGCACATGCCTTGTAGACGATGAAGTCTGCATCGCATAAAATTTTCATATGTTAATGTACGTCTGCCCAAGTAGCTCCTGATTTTGCTTCAGCTGCTATAGGGCATCTAAGTTTATAGTATTCGCCTGCCTGAATTGCTGTAGATTCTAAACAACCTTTTAAATAACCAACATCTTCAGGCTTACACTCATACTGCAACTCATCGTGTATGAATGCTAATTGAGAAGCATTCTTAGGTAAATGTTTGTTGGCTAATACCATCCATCTTTTGGCGATGATCGCCGATGACCCTTGGATGAGGTAATTGAGGGACTTATGCCTCGAGTCACACAAGATGTGACGGTTGTCCAATCCACGAACATAGCCCCTCTTACTAGCTTTGTGTACTGCTTCCAGCAACTCTTTAAGACCTGGAATGGCAGCAACGTAAGCTTCACGAATTTCTTTACCCTTTTTCTTTGCCTCGTTCTCAGAAAGGCTTTTGTCATAAGTATAACCTAATTTAAGGTTTCCAGCCCCATACAAAAATGCATAGGAAATTGTTTTTACTTGACGTCTGGTGACGCCGATGGCTTCAGCATTTGTGGCGTGGATATCTCCGGTAAGGAGGATTCTGGAATAGCGTCCTTGATCAAATCTGGCGAGATAGTGGGCAAGCATCCTGAGCTCAATACCGCTAAGGTCGGCACCAACCATAACATATTTCGGTGACGCTGTAAATAGTTTTCTGAATCTTTCATCTGAGGGGGTTTGTGCTAAATTTGGATTTCGGTGGGAACATCTAAAAGTAGATGTATTAGTAGAGCAATGGTGATGTATCCTAGACTTCGTACATAGCTTCTGCCATGCGTTGACGCCTTCGGATATCATCCCTAAAGCCTTCGTAAGTTCCAGGAGCCTGAGAAAACTCAGAGCAATATCCGTCCCAATGTCCTTGAGAACGGTTTCGTCTATGATTGGTTTGTTGGATTTCGAGGTCATTAATGACGGAATCCAGCCACAATGTGTTTGTAGAATCCATGCTATGTGATCCCTTGAAGTGGGATTTAGTTCTTTCAGTCTGGTGAACGTCGCTCCTTCTATGTATCCCTGTGTCCTGTTATTTCGTTTAGGAGTGAACAACGCTCCTCCAACGTAAGGGTGTTGTCTGCGAAGTAAGCTAGTAGTTTGTTCCACCTCTCTTCGGAGAGCTGATTCGAGTTTCCTAGCTTCTGATTCATTAAAGTACCATCCATGTTGTTCTTGTTGTGTGAGTATTTGTGCTACCTGGTGCTCCATTTGGACCCATCCAGGTATGGGTGGAAATGTTGACATAATTTGTTAGTGACAACAACGTCTTGTTTGCAATAATCTTCCATTTCTTGAGACCACTCCTTCCAATCAGTAGTCTTAGCAAAGTTTCCTTTGTATTCATTGAGACGGTATCCGTATGCCTCAAGAGAATGTCTGCCATACAATTGCAATGGCATGTGTTTCCAGTTATGGTTCTTATCTATATCGAATAAATTCGGATGATATAACCTAGATAAAATAAGAGTATCAACAACAACACCCCGAGGATTAAACCAAGGGTAGATCCGCTTGATAATAGGTAAATCAAAGCCGATAATATTGTGACCGACAATAAAATCAGCGGTCTCAAGCCACTGGATCCCCGTGTGGATGGCATGATTACCAGCCATGGGTAATTCCTTTGGATTCTCGGCGTACTTCTCATCATTAAACGACTCGGTTCTATTATCTTCGCACCAATGGATCGCAAGGCAGTGAATTCTGGTAGCATCATTTAGAAGACCGTTTGTTTCCAGATCGAACACTATCGCTCCGACTCCAGTGGAAGGTTTTGTCAACGAATTTGGCCTTTTCAATTGCTTCTTGCGATGGTGGATTAGGTTTATTTAAATATTTATACCATGGGTGTTCGTACCCGCCACTAAAAATCCGTGGCTGGGTTGAATTTGGTTTCGGTCGTAACTTCATGTTCATTAAATCTGCAAGTGTTTAAATCGTAACTTAGTTCTGCACATGGACCAACTTCACCTGAATAGCGATTTTTAAGCACTCTAACAGTCGTAAGTTTTCTAGCAGTGTCGGCCTGTTGATCGACTTCGAGGGCAATAACTTGATCTGATATTTGAGCAATGCTGTGAGATCCTCTAAGTGAGGACAAACTAACTCTTCCTCCTTCTTCATGACTGTGCTTGTCATTACCTGCCCTCCGCAAGTGTGATACTAAGAATAATGCAATACCTGTACGTTCAACTAACGACCTTAATCTGGTCATTGTTGAGTCTATCATTCTACGCTCGTCTCCGTCAAGACCACTTAATAATATACTTAGGTGATCGAGGAATATAACACGGCACTCCAGTCCGGTTGCCATATATTCGATTCTATTATAGATAAGATCTGGTTCGAAAGAACCAAACCCATCAAAAAGATAGAGATTCCAATCGGCAATCGTGGATCTAAAAGCAGATTCGAGTTCTGATTGTTCATGTTCTCCGATTTGTAAGTTTTTACCTACAGCTGTGGACATCAATCCAAGTGCGGTTCGTCTATTACTTGCTTCAAGCTCCAAGATCCCAACATGTTCGCCTTTGTTGAGCAAGTCAGTTGCAATGTGGCGCATGATGGATGTTTTTCCTGAGCCAGAGCCAGCACAAAATGTTGTAAGCTCTCCATACCTGATCCCGTGAAGTTTCTCGTTGAGGCCTTTGAATGGGTATTCGTGGTCATGTGATGCTTGAGGTGTAGTTACAATTTCGAGAAGAGTTTTTCCATCAACGATACCATCTGGTCTATACGTTTCTGCATCCCAAATCGCCTTCCGTATGGCTTCTGTATCATTGGCTTGAAGAGCCTCTGACGCATCCTTGTAGCCCTCAAGTCTAGCAATCTTGACCTTACCAGGTGGGAGTACAGACGCTGCTTCTTCCGCAGCTTTTCTACCAGCATCGTCTCCGTCAAAGAAGAGTATCGTTTCTTCATAACCTTGGAATAACGGTATTTGTTTTTGAATATCTTTTTTTGCAGACGCCGCTCCGTGTGGTAATGAAACCATCGGCCAGCCCGGCATCGCTTCATAACAGCTCGCAGCATCTAATTCACCTTCAGTAACAACGATGCGTTTACCACTACTAGGGAATAAATGCTGAGCAAACAGAGTATCAGTAGAAACCCCTTCATAAGTGAAAATTTTCTTTTTGTTCTTTATCTTTACGCCTTTAAGAACCCCATCACTTGTGAAATAAGGGAAGCGTAAAGTATCTCCGTCTCTGAAAATCCTAAAGAATTGGTTTGTTTTTTCAGAGAGGTTACGTTTATTAAGCCTTTCGGCTTGTCCTTTTAGTTGGACATTGGTGCTCATCTTGTGATTGTGAAGATTTTCTTCGTCACTTCCTGTCCTATGGTGACACACAAAACAGAAAGTGTGGCCATCAGAATATAAAGAATTAGCATCTGATGAGCCACAATTGTCGCAAGGTAAGTGCCTCACGAACTCACTTTCGGTCATTATATTAACCAATCAAGTGGTATGTCATGGTAAGACGTCCATTGGATATCATGCTTTTCGCACCATTTCGCATAAGTTGTCTTACTTCGTTTACTAATTGTATTGTAAGGAGATTGAAAGACCATCCTTAAGTCTATATCAGGATTATCTTTCTTAACTGCTAAGATCTTACGGCGATCTTCAGCATCCCAATAACCTTTTACTTCTAAATATTTATAATTAGGAAGTTTAAAATCAGGAGTATACCTATGTTCAATAACATAACTAAGTTTCTCAGACTCGTACTCATAAGAGATACCAAGTCCTTCTAGTAAACCAGCTACATTTTCTTCTAACTTAGATCTAAACTTAATATCCTTACTTTGTGCTTTCTCGGTGGCTTTAACCATTAGGTTAGATTTTTATCTATTAATTGCGATACAGCATCTAGTAAGCGAGTTTTAATCTCTCCATTTAAAGAGGATTCACTACCTCTTAAGACTTCTATTTCAATAACTGGTGTAGTCATCTTAACTGTAGCCTTTTTTAGACCTGTAGCATCATCTGTAACTGTTTTTTCTATCATTAGAAATCATCGTCATCTTGTGAATCATCGTTTGCATCTGACACAACATTAGGATCAGACGTCTTGAAGCCAGAAGTTTTTCCAAACAATTCAGCTACTTCATTAACGTCCATATCACCAGTGTCAACGCCAGCGTCTGATTTTAGCGACACGACCTGTACACCAACCAACTTAAGAGAACTACCATAGGTAACCCCATCCCGTAGAATATAGGGCTTTTGATAGAAACCCAGTTTAACAGTCGATCCAGCATAAAGCGGTGTCTTTGTATCGGTTATCTGTGTGCCCTCCGTGTCTACCACGGGCGGACGGTTGTCCTCATTCCATGAGAACTTTAGTTTATACTTACCCTCTGCGACTTCTTCCCAAGGTTCAGGCTTGAGCGTGGAGCGTTTAGGGTTTTTTAATTTAGACTCAGCCCATTTAAGAACTTCAGTCCTTTCTGCTTCTAACTTATTGGCAATATTATCGTCAACAATAGCAGATAGTGAATAACCAAACTTACTAGGTGATAGTACAGCTTGGAAACCTTCAAGTGTTACTGGTTTTTCAGTAGTGTGTATTGTTCTAGCCATCGTGAGTACCACCATCTAATGCGTCTAAGTCACCGCCTACTTTTTCAGGCAGCTTTAACTCAGCAGATAGTGAGGTACGATATTTAGATAGCTCAGCAATGCGAGCATCAATAGCGTCTAATTGATTCTGCTTAGCTTCCCTTTCAGCAGCTTGTAATCTCTCTTCAGAGACAACTAGTACTCTAGTAGGTGCAAAGAATGAATCAAATAATGAATAGTGGGATTGTAACATTAACAAAAAAAGTAATTCGAGTCAATCACTTGTGACGCTTTTAAGTCACCAATGATCGGTAGGTTTTCAGTTTCCGCACCTATATGTCGTGCGAAATCAGTTAAATAATCATGTTCAGCAAATAGATGCATGTATGTTTCCTTAACTATGGTGTTAAGTACAGTCATATCTGTTGCTCTACATAGTACTGAATCATGTATCAAGGCTATGGGATTGTCAAATCGAGTAGCTGCGAAATGTAATAACGAAGCATCTAGGCTATGAATGAGATTAGGTGCTGTTGCATTTTTATTATGCATCAAATCAACCTCATCTGAGTCACCTGTAGCAGCCCATACCTTACATTTACCAAGTAATTGCAGGTGTATGTAACTACATTCAGGCTTCATTAACCGTTGAGTAACATGAAATCCAGACGGTGTTACCCATCTTAGCTCAGTTTCTCCACGATCTTTAATAGCTTTTGTTACTTCAGTCTCAATCCATTTCATTACTGCCATAGGACCAGGTACTACAACTTGCATTGCATCCCTTACAGCCTTAACAGTAGCAGTTAAATCTTCTTGACTTATCTCAACACCCTTCTCTTTCAGTGCGTCCCTAATATAGGAACGATTTGAGTGAGGCTTTGCGTTATATGGTATGGTCATGACAACCCTTTTTACCACCTTTCTATCAATTATATCTTTGACAGAATCAGGGCAATTCCATTTAGCAACGCCTGCTACCTTAGCATAAGCATCTTGAGGTCTGATAGACGGTGTTACATTAACAAGTTGGGCTGTCTTTTCATCTCTGGCAAGACCCGCTAGGATCTGTAGACCACTACATGTAGCGTCTATGGCTACAGGTAGACCAGTACAGAGCTTGTCTTTTAGTATAACACAGTGGTAATATTCATCACATGCTGCTAAGAATTGCCAAGGTTCCTCTGCAACTTCCCACTCACCTTTAGTATCAATAGGATTTAAAGCAATCCTCTCGATTTTATTGCGATTGTGAAAAGTCCATTCATGTCTCTTCTCTCTTGGTTCTTTATCAAGACCAAAAGTTGTAGCAACATGGAAAGACAACCATTGCTCAGCTTCAGGTGTAACGAGTGATTCATCAGCAAATCTTATCAATGACTTGCCAAAGTCAGAATCTTGGGGTGTTAGAAAGGAAGGAATAGGGTAAACCCTACCTCTATAGTCAAAAGACCATGGGATATAAAAACGCTCCTTGTCCCTAAATTCGGCTATTGCATTCATAGTCATGCGAGTTCTGCACGACTTCCTGAATTCCTGAGACCTCTTATCCCATACCTCAGCCGACTCTCTCTTAAACTTTTGCTTAAGATCTGAGTCACTGTCTATGTTTAACGGTTTGTTTGGTAGATGGTGTTCGATTACAGGTCTGAACTTACCAACCTCTATCCCTCTCTTATCAAAAACATCAGCAACGTTAATGATAAAGGGGTTTAACCTATACCCAACCTTCTGAATCTTATTCAAAAAAGTTAGGGGTTTTCTCCCCTGTATAGATAGAGGTGGTCCACGTCTTACCATTTCGTGACATTTTGTTAAGGCATTAAGATAATAGCCTCCTGATTCTAGGTTAGTCCAATCACGTGGAGGTATAATCATAGGCCATGTTAACGGGCTGAATAGTTCAGCAATCCTTATGATTTCATCCTTGTTCTTTACGAACTCCTCAGTTGGTATTATATAGGTATCTTTCTTCTTACGTTGTACTGTATACCTAGTGAACCAGCCACTAGCATCACATATAACGTCAAGTAACCAACCTCCAACCTTGATTCTACGCTGGCTACCCCAACTTTGCCACTTCTCAATATCATATCTGTTAATAACTGTTTGAATTGATACAAGTTTCTGTTGAGTACCTTTAGATTGGTGCCAATAGTTATCTTTTAGTACCTTTAATAAGCCGGGCGCTGTTGACTCGTAGTGACGCATTTGTAGCTCACTCTCAATAGCACTACCTATAGCTTCAGCTATCTTGGTAACCTTGTTATCATCCTTCTTAAAGGAAAATACCTTATCAAAAGTACGCTTGCATGCTATCGCAGCGGATGACTCAGCATCCAATGCCATAATATAGCTTAACAATTCACGTTGGTAACCTGTTGCAGACTTAGTAGCTTTGTCAAACTTCTCTTGGATACGATTGATAATATGTGGTAGTAGAGTATCAATAGAAGCTCGACCATACTCAGTAGCAGAGGCGTATGCCTTCTCCTCTAAGTCCTTGGTTTGCTTTCTGAGTCTATGTAACCCGCCAGTTATTTGGCGGCGTTCTAGGCTCTCCTGTTCATTGATTAGGTCTTGAGTGAGCATGTTCCCATACTTCGTCCTTGATTTGTTCAGTTAATAGTAGTTTGATTTCTTCATAGTGAGGATGATCTTCTGAAATAGAAGCTAACGCTTTCTCTTCATATGTTTGTATATCCTCAAGCGAGCGGGTCATCGTATTCTGGGATAGTGGGTATGACATGTTGACACCCCTCACGGTCTACGATACTAAATTCATGACCAGCATATATAAGCTTTTTAATCTTACGATTAGCAGCGTGTCTACGTTGGTATACATGCTCTTTAATTCTACCGTTGGGCTTTTGCTCACGGATAATACAAAGAACTGTTGCAGGTATATCGTACCCGTTGATCTTCCAGTCCATAAATTCATCGAACTCTAGACCAGGGAAACATTCTAAGGGTGCGTCCTTAATAGCTTCCACATTGTTATGGAAGTAAGGTTTCTTTTTTCTTTTAGGCATAAACTAACTCCACATCTACAAGGTAATCATCCATTAATGCGGCTTCTTCATAGGCAGCGTAGCCTACTTCCATCGCTTGTTCAGCTGGATCCCTTTCATTTATAGGGATATCCATAATAAAATCCCTGCCTGATTGCAGGGTGACGAGATACTTAGGCATGCGATTGTGAAATTAAGTGTTTAATTAGTGCCTTAGTTCGGCGTTTAGCAGAGCGCAGAGCTTGAGGTTTCAAGGTGCGCTTCTGTTCTTTTTTAGAATGATGTTGCCAGTTAGGTATTACTTTCATCGGTAACACCTCCATGATGTTCATCATTCGTTGGCCTATCCTCTACTAAATGATAGTCGATGGATAGAACAGGTATCATACCCTTAAGAGCATCGGCCATCTTGAATATGGCTTCTCTTGGATCATGATTAGTCTTCACATTAATAGTGAATTTGTATTGTTTAGGACAAGACATATTGTTTAGTAAAGGAATAAGGGATGGTGAGTCCCTCAGTAAATACTAGGACTTACATAAGTAATCATATAAGGTAGTGCGCATCGTCAAGGATCCCAACTTACCAAAATGATTGAACCCTTAATGCCTAGTACTTAGAGAGAGAGTCAACGAGTAAGCGGATACTTCTTGTTGATGTAATTAAAGACATACTTAACAGCTGCCTCTAAGTATAGAAATGGTAGTAAACCTACCTCAAAGAGTGTTAATTCCCTGACATTTCTACGTTCTTCAGTGATAACAACAGGTAATTGCTTAGTAGATGTAGGTGAAATTTTAGGATTTCCTAACACTTTACCTGCTTCTTTATATAATGCCTCTGCCTCATCAAAAGTACGAGGCATAGAAGATGATCTCTTGCGCTTACTTGTCATTTGTTACTTGCAATGGTGTTTCAGTAACGTACTGTACGTCCTTGCTCTCTACTTGCTGTTCAAGCTTGGCTTTAGCACGGTTCACTTGCTGTTCGTTGTACTTTTCAGCCATTTGTTCGGCAGTTTGTAGATGAAAACATTCAATTCTGTATTCATCACCGCAAGATGTATAGCAACATTTGATTCTATACATCACTGCGTCCAGATTCTCAAAGATACCTAGAACAGTAGTTGCACCATCGTAAGGACACACTGAACAGAGAGTGAAATACTCAGGAGTACTTGGTTTACACGACATAATTAAATGTACATAGGACGAGCGATTGTGAATCACTCAGTAAACTCTAAGACTAGAGCTTAGAGAGTGAATCAAAGTATTAAAGCATAAGTTTACAAGGCATACATCAGACCAACTTAGCTTAAGTTGTAGTCGCATATGCTTCTTTAATACTATTGTTTCCACGTGGAAAGTTTATGCATGATTAATTGTATTCTTTAATACAATATAAATCAAGATAATTAAACAAATTGTAACAATGATAGAAGTCATCGTTGTGCATACCTCGAATCATTCATAAAACCAACATACTTTAAGTCCTTTCTATAGTTATCATCTGCGATCATATTCAATAACTCCACTGCGTCCTTGTCCTTGGTAGGATCAAAGCTCTGTTGGTTAGTTGAACCGTCTTCATTGTAACTAATGAACTCAAATGTTGGCATGATAAATA